ATGCAATTCATCTGTGTCGGCCTTGGACCTTCCAGCTTTGGTCACCAATGGGCAAAGATACCCATCTCGGATCAGTTCCCTAACACCGACTTCGTAGCAGATATGGTTTAGGAAACCATCGTGCGTGCAGATCGATCCGCTTTTAAGTCGGTACGGAGTCGCGGTAAAACCGATGACTCGCAGATGGGGATTGACCTTTCGAGCATCGGCAAGGAACTGCCGATACATTCCATCCCCTTCAAGTGGAATAAGATGAGCTTCGTCGACTAGGATCAAATCAAAGGCATCCAATTCGCACGCGCGGCGATAGACGGACTGGATACCAGCGACGATCACTGGATTGTTTGTATCTCTGCGTTTTAGACCAGCAGAATAGATACCAAAGCTCACCTCAGGACACACTGCAGAGAGCTTATCAGCGGTTTGCTGCAGAAGCTCTTTGACATGGGCAAGGATCAGCACACGTCCGTTCCATTGAACGACCGCATCACGACAAATCGTTGCCATGATCGGAGTCTTACCCCCTGCTGTTGGAATCACCGCGCAAGGATTGTCATCCCTGTTTCGCAGGTGATCATAAACAGCATCGATCGCTGCTTGCTGATATGGTCGTAAGATCAACGGACCTGTTCCTTGTAGCGTTAGCCAAACAAATCGATCTCAATCGGCTGGAGCGTATTGATCGATTCGCACCAGCACTTTCCCACCGGGGAAAACCTCACGACGCTCGATCGTGAGTTTTGAAATCTGCGAGTCATCGTGATAAGCTCCCCCATGCATCAATGCATCGAGCAACGATTTTTGAATGTTGTCCACATCTCTTCGACGCCGGTCGGGAGGATACATATCGATCGCGACACTGAGATTGCCTGACAAGGGCTTCATGCCCCGCAGCAACGCACAGACTCGCGCTCGATATGCTCTCCCATGCTTGCTGAGCAACGTTCGATTACCGACTCGACGCCAAAGATGGTTAATGCTTGGTGGGAACGGTAATTCGAAGTTGATCATCGTTTTTTCTCCGAGCTTTCGAATTGGACAAACACAAGTGCTTATCCGATGCTAGGGGCCTATTACCTTCGCCAGGGAGGAGTATTCGTAGCGGACTGCTGCGACTGTCCCTTGACCGATTCCTTCCTCGAGTAACCCTTGATCTCATTGGTCACATCTCCGGTGTCCTCGCGTCGCTTGCACTTCACGGAGATCTCCAGCGGGAGGTTGTGCAACTCGACCGAATCGCTAGGAGTCATGACTCCCACGGCTCGGCAAATTGAGGACAGCTCACGCTGCGCGATCTGAACGGTGGTGGGGTTCGGGTTATTGAGATTGAGCCGCGACCAGACGAGCCGGCCCTTGCACGGTCCTTCGATGATCTCGAAAGTCAGTTGCAGGTAATTACCGACACCTGACTTGGTGGGCCTGAGCTCGGATTCGGTGATCATCGCCACATATTTGCCCGCAGGAAGCGGCTCGAAGTCGGAAGTTGGTTCGATTTGGTTTGCGTCAAATCCGGTGAGATTCGCCATGGTTTTTCCTCGTTTTACTGATGAAGATGAAAAGGGTTAAATCGTTGGTCGTTGGTGTTATTTACCTGCGGGTTCGGCGAGCAAGCTCTCGGCAAATGCGTGCCATGAAAGAGGGATTTCCGGTGAAAGACCGAAACGGTTTTTTGCGACCCATGCGGGGCTCCCCACCGTTCGCAAAACTCGGTCCTCTCCGTTGGCCCCGATCGGGACGGCAATGCTCCGTTCGCGTCCGAAGCCAGCATCCTCGCTGCGAGTGCGATACTTCCAGTGAGCAAACAGGATCGCATCGACCCATTCACCCAATAAGGCTCCAGCATGTTTGTGCAGCCTGGGGGAATACCGATCGTAGGATGGTGTCAGTGGATCCTCCACTTTCTCCACCTTCGAGTGAGCAATCAGAATGACGGCCATGTGGTGTTGGTTGCGAAGCTCGGTAAGGCAACTGACGATCTCTCGCCAGTACGTCAGAGCGTGCATGTACCCTCTGGCGTATCCCCCGTCGGCTTTCTCGATGCTTTTGACACCGAAGTCCTGACAGACTCGATCCCAGATCAATCGCTCGAGCCAATCGAGACTGTCGATGCACACTGTCTGAAACTCGTGTTGCTCTGTGCCGAGTGCGGTAAGCGATCCCATGACATCCGAGAGTGTCATCGCCAAGGGAAACTTATCGCAATCGATCTCATCCAGACCGTCTTCGGTTTGAATGAAAATCGGATGTGGGGCGCAGGACGCAAAGCTGCTCTTGCCGATTCCTTCCACGCCGTAGAGCAAAAGCCTCGGAGGGCGCGAAGCACGTCCGCGTTCAATTCGATTCAGCATGTTCATGCAAATTCCTTTGATGCAAGTTAGGGTTAGAAAAAGGGTGGGTTTACAGGTTCAAATCAGTTGGATTTGCTCGACTTCGAAATCCCCCTGCGCATTGATCTCAAGCAACCAGTGCCGATAGTTCGCTTGAACGACCAATCGAACCTCACGCAGATCGTGTGCTCGAATGTCGCTGCAAGCTTTGTTGAACTCGTCGGTGGCTTGCTCGTAGCGCTCGGACGCTCTGAGGTACTGACGAACCGCAGATGCCAGGGAGACTTGTTGGTCGACAGTGGGTGCACTCACAAAGGTTCTCCGGATGCAATATTTGGATGGGGTTGGGGTTCAAAGATTCAAAATCACATCCAGTCGAACGTCCGGAGTGATTCGTAGCCGGTCGGCCAATCGTTGGTCGTTAAGCAATGACGCAAGCGAGCCATCGCTTCCTCGTTTTCATGCTGCGCTGCACCCAATACGTCTTGCCCCACCAACCACACGCCACAGCGAAATGGCTCGCGTTTCTCGACAGCAATCAAGTAAACAGGCAGCAACTCTCCAGTCGCCTCTGCAGCGACGGATCGATAGAAGGCCAATTGATGCAAGTAATGAAACTTGCGAGCATCGGATTCAAACCAAGTCAGGTTGTCCGATGTTTTCAGGTCGACGATCCCGTATTCAGGTGCGACCCAGTCGAGTCGAATCTGACAAGGGATCCCACGGTATTCGGCGCGAATAACTCCCTCGGGAATCCCGCGTGCCAGTAGTTCTGCGCCCAGCGGATGACACCGTATGGAATCATTCATCTGCTTTGCGATCCTGGCTTGATCGTGCGACAAAACCTCTTTGTCGATCTGCTGTGCCCATTCGGAGAAAGCCTTGGTATTTGCTCCAAATGGCAACCCCGTCCTCGGATTGATGGGACCACCGACGACGTACTGTTTTTGAAATACGTCCAATCCCTCGAGGATCAAAGCATGAGCGGCACGGCCCAACACATAGGCAGGCCGATCCTCATCAACAACCTCGCCAAGTTGCCATCTTCGATACAGAAGTGGGCACTCACGAAACGCCGAAAGGCGATGGCTGCTTAGGTATTTGTTGGCTTGAGCGTGGTAATGGTCGGATGACTCACGAATGAGAATGTCATTCCAAGAGATGTCGCGACCGCCAGCCCCACCTGCACGTTTCCATACATGGGTGATGTTCATGAATGAACCTCTTGGGGCTGACGGGCGACGTAGTGATCGATTCGCTCAACGCGAAAAGAATCAGGCCCGAATTCACGCAGGACGAAACCGGTGAAGAGACGATTGATGTCCCGTCCAACTTGCGTGCTGGCATCGATCACACAGATTCTCTGCTGAGCATCGACAGCGTAACAAGCATCAAGACGAACCTGGCATTCCCCGTGCAGACTTTCGGCTGCGAAAATCGCTAGGATCAGATTTGCTTCGATATCCTCGAAAGCAATGGATGAAGCGAAGCGATAACGATGAATGTCGGAAGTCATGATTGCTCTCCTGTCGAGCTTGTTACCAGCAGGTGTCTATTGAGTACCTACCGGCTCAGAGGGTGGATTGACGGAGAAAACTACAAATACTCACGCATGTTGCTGCTCTCGAAACGAGAACGCACACTGTTGAGTAAGTCTCGAAGAGTGCTTCGAGGAATTCCCAGATCGCGAGCCACCACGGAGATCGAGTCGCGTTTGAGGCGCTGGCAGATATCAGCGACCTCGGGTGGAAACTCGGCTAGAATCGTGGCAACATCCGCTGCCATCTCGCTGAGCTCCTCAGCGCTACGGAATCGAGCTCCGGTCCGTACACACGGTTGACCCTCATGGATCGTGGCCCCCATCTCGATCTGATTTCCATCACCATCGTCGACCAGTTGATTGAGCGATCCACCGTACCGACGGTGCGAGCGACTCTCCGCACGACGGTGTTCGAGGATGGTTGCCGAATAGCGTTCAACGACGGTCGTCACGAAAGCGTTGTAGTGAGCAACTGCGGGATCGAACTTGTCGAGCCTCTTGAAGAGAATCAGCCGTAGCTGCTGTTCGATCTCGTCGCGATCCGAAGAACTAAAGCCTGGCCGAGAGGAGAGCTCCCGAGCTTTTCGCCGGATCAACCGAGCGGCGAAACTGTTGATGAAATTGTCCCGCGACACTTGGTCGCCCGAAGTCGGTCCAAAAACTGCCATTGCAAGACTCCTTGCACAGACGTCTCTAAGGCAGCACCACGCTGGTGCCGCAACGTCCTCCGGCGTTCTTGCAGTTACGCGTCAAAAAAATTATTCTGGCAGTGAAATACCAATCAAAACATTGGTTTTTTGTTCGTGATTTAATTTCTTGCAGTTGCAGCAAATTGATCAAACTGCAAGAAACGCTCAGTCCTCCCGGTATCCGATGATGGCATCTAGGTCATCGGCCAGGTGCCACATTCTTTGAAGTTTCCACCCCGCTGGATCTGCCATACACCGCGTGACCGAGGATGCCGAGACCCCGGCACGTTTCGCAAATTCATC